TTGTGTGGATGGGTTATTCAACGTTAAAGTAAAGTTTTCTAACTCATCCTCCAACCCTAAAATATATAAGTGAATAATTGCAATCTTATTTAATTCTTGCAACATTGCTTGTTGGATTCTATTAATTGTCCTAGCAAATCTAATATCTTGTAACGCCAAATTTTTACCCTCACCATTAGCCTCCTCAAAACCTAAGAATGGTTTAGGGACTCTAAGTGCAGTAAACAATTTTTTCTGTAGGTATTGAATGTCAGCAATCTCAGATAGGTTAGTTGCACCTGGTAAAGTATCTATTGGGGAAGGTGCGTTTGCATCTCTTACAGGAATAAAGTAATCTTGATCCTGCGCCATTTGGTTATATCTAGTATCTATCTGTCCTGTGTTCTGATCGACAACTGGACTTCTTTTGAAGTTATTTGCAATGTTGTTAACATATGCGGGTACATCTTTCTCATCAATGTTACCGACAAATATTTTAAATATCCTTCTCTCAGGTGCTCTTGTTACTCTATATATCAACATCGCATCTTCAGAAAGTAATAATTGTTTCCATATCCTTCTCGCCTTCTCCAACATAGAAGTCCCATAAGGTAATCTTCTATCATCACCCAATAATCTAAAGTGTGCAATTTGCCAAGCATTAAATTCGATATCTCTTTGTCCCCATATAAACTTAACAGGGTTAAATTTATCTGTTTCTGCATTCATTGAGTTTTCACCGAATCCTTCATTTTCTTTTCTACTAATTTCGATGTTAGGTAATTGTTTAACACCTGTAATTCCTTCTTCACTATCAATATTAAGGAATAAAAAGTCATCACCATATTTACAAACATTTCTTGTCCACATAGGTAATGATGTATGTATATCTAATCTATTAAAAAATAAGTCATCTAGTATTCTTCTAACTCTTCTACTTTCAGAAAATATGTTAATAACTTTGTTATCTGCATTTAATGTTGTAGATTCTTCCATCATAATATCTAAAGCCGCTGCGATTTCAGGGAAAAACTCCATACCCTCAAAATCTGCGTAAGATGCCAATCTGGTTGTCTCATAATAAATGGAGTGTTGGTAGATTTCATTATCCACCTTTTGCCACATATTAGAAAGATATGCATCTTGTTGTCTTTTTAACTTCTCAAAGTCATACTCTTCTTTAGATTTAGTTTTAAGAAGTTCTTTATCGTTAATAGAATATCTTGATTTATTTTGTTGTTTTTTAACCTCTGGTCCAAATAAATCATTTAATTGTTGAAATACTGTTTTTCTTGCCATTTTTTCTTAAATATACTTTATTACTATTATAATAAATATATCGAAATTCTAAATACTATTTAATTCCGAATAACCAATTGTACTCACCATTATCATTATTACCATTATTTGGTTGTTTTGGGTTATACGTTGGTGTATTGGTATAGAAAGGATTAACGTGTTGTTGATCACTAAACATCGGTTTTGTCTCTTTATTAGATACATTTACCCAACTCTCTAACATTGCCTTAGTCTGTTTCTCCACTTGTTCTAATTTTTTAAACGATGTTTGTACAATGAATATCGCCATAGCGTAAGCCATAATTATATCATCATGATAACCTTCCATATGATCGGGTCTACCATTTTTATAAACAAATGTTTTAAGTTCTGATATCATTCTTTGTGAACGTATAATAGTTTTATTCTCTCTAATATGTTCTTCTAATTCAGATACCATTTGTAGACGTGTGTTACCGACATTAAATCCTGGTACTTTATCACCTTGTTTATATGCAGTCTTTGCATATTTCTCAGATAACTTTCTACTTTTAGGGTCGTCATAATGAAGATGTTTATATTCCATCTCCAACAGTTTTAAGACTGTTGCAACACCCATACCTCCAGTAATGTCCACAATTGTATATGCATTATACATATTACCATACTTATAAACAATTTCTGCCAACATATCAGGAGGTAACTTATGTTTAAATTCCGCAACTTGTTCTAAATTTTCAAAGTCTAATATAACAATAGTAGAACTATCTTTACCATCACCTCTACTCACATCAACCCCCATAACATATTTGTGACCAACTTCGGGTTTTTTCCATATCCACATAGTTTTCTCTATCTCCGCGGAGAAGTTTGGATCAGAAACAAAATTCTCTTCATGATATGTAATATATTCGTCATCTACTACATTACCACCTGATCCGATGAATGATACATCAAGTTCTTGTGCGATTTTCTTAGGGTCACCCATATCTGCCGCCATTTCTTCATACCAAGGAGATAATGGTTTCCACCCATCTTTAATCATTACTTCGTAATAATCTATGGTTGATTCATCAGTTTCATATATGTTATCCATATATTCCCACCTAAGTTTAGTTCTACCTAAAGTATCACATTTAATCTCTTCTTCTTTTTCGTCACCCCTAACCCAATACAAACCTCTATTATATCTAATGTCTTGATACCACTTCATCTCAACAACATTGAAGTTGTTATCTCCTGTTTTAGACTTATCATATGTTTTATAATATAATGGATCCATTCCATTGGGTGTCGATATAAGTGCAATCTTACCACCAGTACCTAATGACGCTAATGCTGCACCAAATACTTCATCCCCATTGTCGATGAACGCTGCCTCATCCATAACTAAGAATGTAGGTGTAAAACCCCTTAATGCATCTTTAGATGTTGCAAGTGCTCTAATCTCACACCCATTAGATTTTAATTTAAGATGTCCTTTTGAGTTTATCTCTAAGTAATCCGTAGATTCATCTAACCCCCAAACCCAATAAGGTATTTGGTCTAAAAAGTCTTTTACTTTCTTTAAGAATTCTTGTGCTAATGTCTGTTTGTTGGCGAGTATAAGTACTTTATGTGGATTGTCAGGATCACCAAACGCAGTTTTAACTGCAATATATGCTGCAGTAGTTGTAGATACACCTGCCTGTCGAGGTTTAGTTACCAGATTACGATTGTTTTCTTCATATGATCTAATGATTTCTTTTTGTTTATAATACAACTTAAAAGGTACCATACCTTTCTGAGTTAAATCAAATGTCTTTAAAAACGTTTCTATCGCATATGTTGGATCACCTAAACATCGAGCAAATATTTTAAGTTGTTCCGCTCTATCCATTACTTTTTTTATATAAATATGTATAAATGATTAAAATGCAACCACATTACCTTCTTCATATGCTTTGTAGTTTGGTCCTAATTCATATGTGACGTTATTACCACCACCTACTTTTTGTATGATTCCTGCTTTATTAACCGCACTCCAAAAAGTAGAATATTGTCCAGCCCCATAATGACTACCAATATAATCTAAAAAACCTCTTTTTGTTTTTTTAGGTAATTCTGGTATATCTTTCATATAATTAATTAAACTCCTAACCATACTACCTTCATCTTTTTGAAAAGTGAAACCTTTATGTTTGGGTATAATAGTTAACCCATTTCTTTCTGCGAAATCTTTAACTAATGGTACTATATTTTCCATTCTTTTATAACCTAATTGATCGGATAGAATGGATGATTGTCTAATCGCTTCTTTAGGTTCATAGTTTTTAAACAAATATTGTATAGAGTCAAACAATAATCCATCAATCAATTCTTTTAGAATTTTACTTTCATAATAATAAGGAAGTGTGTAATCTAAATTAATTAACCCTTTAATTTTTTCTAAATCGTTTTTATTACTATTTAATATTTTTTTACTTTCTTTTGTTGCAACCACATCAAAAAGACTATTAAGTTTATTTCTATATTTGTCTTTAGTACGCCAAAATATTTTATCCCACTCTGGTAAAATCCCATATTTAAACCAATCATATAATCTATCACTAACTTCCATCACTCTATCATCAAACCCGTAAACGTCAAAATAATACATTATTTTATCATCAACACCCTTATTAGAGGTGTCATCAAAAAACTTTTGCAATAACCTGTCAACGTTAGGGTTTTGATTTTCAGTAATAACTTTTAAATATTGACTTTCTGTTAGTTTTATTTTCATATTATAAGTTTCCTAATACATTGTAATTTAAATGTTCACTTACTTTTGTGTGATCAGGATAAAAATATCCCATATCAGGTGTCTGTAATAAATCTCCCTCACAATCCAAAGTTTTACCTAAAACCTCTAAAAAATATCCATATTCATCTTCAGGTAATTTTCCCTCACATTCAACAAATCGTTCTAATATATCCATAAATATTTTACTAACATCAAATTTTAAAATATGTTTATCTGAACCCCCTTCTTTTTTTGATTTTACCATATCCCATTCACCTTCAGAACCTAAAAGTGATTCTATCTCATCTTTTAAAGATTTAAACAATTCATCTTCCGCAGCGCTTTCGTATGCCCAACTATAAAAATTACTTAACTCCCCTTTTAATTCGTCAAACATATCCTCATCATTTATTAATTCACCTAATAAATCGTTGTCTTCTAACATATCTTCCCTTAATCCACTACCATCAGGATCTTCATCATAGTCTAATTCTCTACCAATAAAACCATTATCCTTAATATAATCT